CCAGGTCCAGCGCTGGATCGAATCTGTAGACGATGACGTCGAACTCCAGCCGAGGCCCGAGCCGAAGCGGCGTTTCCGCGTTTTGCCCGGCGGCCTGGCTGTCGGCGCTGCTGTCGTGGCCGCTGGTTCGTGGGTCCGGAAGAATCCCGCTCCGGTCGTCGCCTCCGCTGGCGCGGTTGCCCTGGCGCTGGGCATGCTGAGCGGGGGAGAACCACCAGCAGAACCTGAGCCCCCGGTAGCCCAGCCCCCGGCGGTGAGTGTTTCCCCGGAGCCCCGCGTTTCTCCCACCGAGAAACCCAAGCCACCGAGAAACAGCGCTGCTCCGCCCCCCGCTGCGTCGGATCGACCGGCGGAACCCGAGGAAACGACGAAAGAGCCGGAGCCTCCGCGAACGGAAACCCCGGCTCCTCCGACCGCCACGAAACCCACGCCTGGCCCGAAGCCGACGACGCCCCCGGCAACCGAAGAGCCCGGGCGCGAACGCTGCCTACTGCGGATCTCGGCGCTGGGTCTCGGCGTGCGTCTGTGCGGATATCGACACCACCGGGCTCCGCGCAGCGGTGAACAATAGGTACGCCGCTGGGTGTGGGGTGTCCGCCGGGTGCTGCGTGGTGTAGTAGTCGGCGTAGTCGAGCGCAAAGCGGTTCGTGGCGCCGCGTCTCGTGGCGTACTCAATGGCGATCTCGTAATCGGCTATCTGGCTCCTCATGCGGCCCTCCAACGGGCATCAAAAAGGACCCGGGGAAACCGGGCCCTGCGGGTTCGGTACGAAGTTGCTGGGTCTCTGCCTGCTCTAGTTCTTCCTCCCCATCACGAGTAGCGCAGCAGCCGCGACAACCATGGCCCCATCGACTGCAATCGGTCCGAGCGTCGAGATCCAGTAGTCCTCGCCGTACGTCGCCAGTAGCGACGACATATGCCGGTACGAAACGATCCCCGATACCAAGGCGACCGTCCCGACTCCGCCCCAGCGGATCAGCAGGTAGTACCAGCGGCGCGGCCACTGCACCCGAGCCAGGACCTCGGTGGTCAGGTACAGCAGGATCGGCCACACCGCCGAGGCGATGACCACGCCGGCCGGCGGTTCCCCGGCAGCGGTGACGAACGAATGCTCGACGTTCGCCGCGATTGACAGCGTGATCCCGGCGACGAATGTCAGCCAGGTATAGATCCAGGCGGAGACGGTTTGCTTGGTGGGTACTGGCTCAGCGGTACTAGGCGGTACCGGTACTGGCTCAGCGGTACTGAGTCGATCGTTTGGTTCCTTCGAGATCTCCTTGACCCTCTCTGCTGCCTCCCGAACTTCCGGGCTCGTGACCTGCGGTTTCTCTGGTACCGGTACTGAAACCACGGCGGTACCGGTACTAGCCGGTACCGTTCGCTTTGCAGTACCGGTACGCCTCTTCGGTACCGCGGTACCGTCCGCTTCGTGTACCGCGCGGATGATCTGTCGACCCCACCCAGAGGTCGGGCTCTTGTCGAATAGCTCGGCCAGTTCAGTACCGGTGAGGGCGGTACCGGTACTAATGCTCTCGCGGTACCGATCGGCGGCTTCCTTGCCGGTACCGGTACTGATGTTGACGGCCACTGTGCCTCCTTTCCTCTCTGTGTCTGACCTTCCACCACCGAGCCCCCGAAGGGGCCCGATAGAAGCGGGTCAGTTCACTTGGCCAGTTCTTCGAGGTAGTCCTCGAATTCGGCGTACGCCCGGTTCACGGCGTTGTACGCCCGCTGGTAGGCCGAGAAGTCGTTCTTCTGAGATGCGACGTGGTACTCGACGGCGGCTTTCGCGTACGCCTGGTTGAGTTCCAGGAGCCTCCGCGCTTGATTCTTTGTCAGCATTTCGTTCTCCTTGCGTCTGACTCTCCACCCCGACTCCCGGCGAACCGGGGGCCAGAGAAGCGATTCAGCCCGCGTCCTCTTCGATGTGCCACTCGCCATTGCGGTAGTCGATGGTGCAGGAGTCCTCGGCGGGGCAGTACGGCTTGTCTTCCTGGGCAGCGGTCTGGCCGGAGTAGAAACCGGCGGCGAAACCGACGAACAGAAGCAGGACGGCGATGAACATTCGCATTGTCAGTTCCTCTCGATGGATTCCTCGGCGTACCGGAGAAGGGCCTCTTTCTCGGCGGCGAAAGCCTTCGCGCGCTTCTTCCAAGCGCGGCGTCGGCCCCAATTGGTCCGAGCGGTGATGTTCTCGGACTGCCTCGCCGCCTTCCGGGCTTCGAGGTAGCGGTCCCAGGTCCACTCGCTCACTTTCGCCTCCTGTCTTTGTTGTACCTCTAGCGTAAGCCTTGCCTTAGCGGAACGCAAGCCTTACGTCAGAGAAAATCATTCAGTCACGGTGGCGTTCATCACGCACGCTCCAGGTAGTCCGGGTGAACGAGCGCGAACGCAGTCCAGCCGGACTCCGAGAAGTCCACGTGCCACAGGTCGTGATTGAATTCGCGAAGCTCGCCCGTGGCTCCGAGCGGAACGAGAACCAGGCCGTCCGGGTCGCGCATGTCCGCTGTCAACCGCACCCGCTCGCCGATCTCCAGCGGACCGGTCTTCGGCACGGGATACGTCATCGAGTCGATGTGGACGCTCATGTCCCGCATCGAAATGTTCCCCATCACCAGCTCGGTCACCTGGTAGCGGAGTTCATCCGCCTCCTGCCTCGTAATCACTTGCTCGCCTCCATGTGGGCTGAACACATCCAATTCCAGTTGCCTGTGTGCTTTGACTTGAAGCGACCGACTGCCGGGCTGCCGCAGGGGCATTTGAAGTTCGCGGGGACGTCAACCCAGACCCGGGCGTTCTTGTTCAGCCACGACTCGGGTAGCAGTCGGTATTCCCGCCAGTCCTTCCGCTCGCGCCCGTCGTACGTTCCGCGTCGCGCGGCGACTCCGTAATCCCGCATCCGGTCCAGGAGGTTCGCCACCGTCTTCGGTGCCACGCCTCCCGAGATTCCGGCTTCCTTCAAGTCGGAGTGCGGGACCCATTCGCCAGAGCGAAGAGTCCCGAGCATCGCGCCCCAGGTAAGCGGTTGTCTCTCTCCGATCCATGGGTTATGCGCCACTATTTCCCCTCTCGGATGTCTCTGAGAATCTGCTGCGCGGGCTTGACCCGCAGGTACGTAATCGCTCTCTGGAGTAGGTCTGGGTCATCGTTGAATCGACCAAGGCCCGTGTTGCACTTGAAGCACAGGAGTCCACGTACGCACTTACCGCAGGACTTGTTTCGGTGAGTGCAGCAAGAGTGATCGTGGTCTACTGACAGGACTTCCTGGGTATTGCACGGTTTCTGGCAGATGCAACACACGTTCCCGTGGCGCTTCTGTAGTTCCGCGAGTTCTTCCTTGGTCAACCCGTGCCGGAAGTGTTGGCCCCCGTTTTCGGCGTCCCATCGTCGGGCGGCCTTCTTCACGCGCTCCCGGTGCCCTGGGTCCGTCGCGTACCTATTCTTCTGGTAGGCGTTGTGGCATACCCGGCACCAGTGCGCCAGTCCGTCCGAAGCGGAGCGGTTCTTCCCGAAGTCGGCCCGGGGTTTCTCGGTCTTGCACTTGCCACACCGTTTCCGGGCAGCGTCCACCTACGTCTCCTTTCGGCATGCCCCTAATAAGGGCGGGGGAGGGTGCCCCTAGATAGAGGACCCCTAGGTCTTTCAGACCCAGTAGCGAGGCTGCGCCTTCGCTCCGGCCTGACGGCCTCGCTCAGGCTTGCTCGCGGTAGTACTAATCGAGCACCGAGCGGTGCCCCGTCTCTTTGATGCTCCCCATAGTGATACCTGACCCGCCAGGCATCGTCTGAAGCCATACCTGGCGGTTTAGCAGGTACTATTAGAGAGTAGGAAGAGACCTACTCTTAGACCAGCACCCGCGCGTCTTAGTGGGGTGCAGCGTCCCGGCTCCCTAGAAGCACGGCCACCAATAAGCCGCATTGGCTTGGAACCATGGCAGGTGCTCGGGAGCCGGGGCGGAGACTTTCAACGAATGGCTAGGACGCCCGGCATTGGGTTGGGCGTCTAGGCCACTGGGAAGCTCATTCAGAGCGCGGCAGGGCTTGGTCCGGTGCCGTTCTGGATCTTGATAGCAAGGGCCTTTAGCTCAGCCCGGTAGAGCACCTGCCTTGCACGCAGGGTGTCGGGGGTTCGAATCCCTCAAGGTCCACCGCTGGCTAGCGCGGCTAGTCGGAAGTACGCCGCTAAGCCCCGGGGCATACCGGGCTGCGGCCTCTGCGATTCACGCAGCCCTGCTCGGCGGTATCTCCGGGCCGGCTGCCTTGTTCACTCCCGGATGCCGTTCGGTTTCGCTGAACGCCCGAGCGGGGTGAACACACCCGGCACCGGTCGAGCGCGCGGCTTCCTCTCTCCGCTGCGCTCCCGGTGCCGGGTGCCCTCATCGTGAGTACTCGAACAAGCCCGGTCGATTAATCACGACCACCCAACCGTACAGGAGATGCGAATGCAGCCCGGAACCATTGGCCTGACCCGAATCGGTGGCCTCCTCGGATGGCTCATCGGTTTCGGTCAGTGGCTCATCCGGGACGGCTCGCGGTACACCCACGTGTTCGTCGTCCTGGAGGATGGCGAGACGATTGTCGAGGCGATGCCCGGCGGTGCTCGGTTGAACAAGCTCTCTCACTACACCGAGAGCGGAGGCCCCCTCGGGTTCGTTCGGATGAACCTGCACCCTGCCGAGCGGGAGCGGATCTGCTACGAGGCGCGGCAGATGGTCGGTCGGCCGTACGGGTTCGCCAACTACTTCCTGATCGCTCTGACGTTCTTCGGCATCAAGCCTCAGCGACTTACCCGGTACGTCGCCTCGGAGCGCTCGGTCATCTGCTCCCAGCTCGCGGACATTGCGTACGCCCGAGCGGGCGTGCAGTTGTTCGATGACGGGCGGCTGTCCGGCGTGGTTAGCCCCGGTGACTTGGCTAACCTCCCGGTCGAGCGTGACCTGATGGCGAGCCGTGGCTAAGGCATGGCGGGCTGCGCCTCTTCCGAAAGGCTGGGCTCGAACAAGACAACGAGTTCTCGAAAGAGATGGCCACGTCTGTCAAATACGTGGCCCTCGCTGTACGGTGCGGGCTACTCACGTCGACCATGTTGGCGACAGAAACAACCACAATCTTTCAGCACTACGGGCGGTCTGTCCCACGTGCCATGCCACCCGTACCGGGAGGCAGGGGGCACAGGCGCGGGCGCAGCAGTACACACGTCGCCGCCCCGAGGAGCAACACCCAGGACTTGCCTGACTTCTTTGCTTCTTCTTTTCTTTTTGTTTCTTCAAACAAAAACTTTTCTCCCGCGACGATCGGTCGCACATGACCCCCTTGACCCCCCTTGCTAAAGGGTTCTCGAACGGCGGGTTTAGGGGACAAGCTTTTGTACGGGTTTTGAACCCCGTTTCCACAGACTGAGAGTGATCGACCCCCGGACCGAAAGGCGGTGAATCGTGGCTACAGGAGCCGCACGCGGACCCGTTCCCAAGCGCTCTGACCAGCGGCGACGCCGCAACAAGGAGTCGGAGGTCCAGAAAGTTGACTTCGCAGCGCTGTCACGCTCTGTAGAAGTCGAGGCGCCCGAGTTGGGCTTTACCACGCACCCGATCGCGGAGCAGTGGTACGAGTCGCTGAAGCAATCGGGCCAGTCCCGCTTCTACGAGCCGTCCGACTGGCAGTCGGCGCGGATGCTGACCCACGAGATGGGGCGGATGCTCAACGCCGGTCGGGTCTCGGCGCAGACGCTCGCAGCGGTGTGGTCCGCCATGGGCGACATGCTCTCGACGGAGGCCGCGAGGCGCCGTGTTCGGATGGAGATCGAGCGCGGCGAAGGCGGCGGCGACCCGAAGAAGGAAGCCGAGATCTCGCGGATGGCTGATTACCTCCGAATGGCGGAGGACGCGTGACCGCCGAAGCGGTCCGCACCATCGAAGACTACGTACCAGCTCGAAACCGGACGCTCGGGTGGGCCGTCCTCGACTGGATCAACCGGAACCTGGTGTTCCCGGACGGTCCGGACGCGGGGGAGCCGTTCACCCTGACGCGCGAACAGGTGCGGATCATCCTCCGCTGGTACGAGATTGACGACCAGGGCCGGTTCCGGTACCGCCGGGGCACCATACGCCGGATGCGTGGCTGGGGTAAGGACCCCATGCTCGCCATCCTGTGCGCGGTGGAGTTCCTGGGCCCGTGCCGGTTCGGCGGATGGGACGAAGACGGTTTCCCGATCGTCGTGGAGCAGAACAACCCGCTAGTACAGATCGCAGCGGTGAACCAGGAGCAGACCACCAACACGATGGACCTGCTTCAGGGCATCTTCAGCGACGAGTGCATGGCGGAATACGGCGTCGACCTGGGCAAGGAAATCATCTACAAGGCCGCGCCGGGCAAAATCAAGTGCGTCACGAACTCGCCGCGTGCGCTTCGTGGTGCCCGCCCGACGTTCATGCTTCTGAACGAGACTTCGGAGTGGGTTGCCGGCAACGGTGGCCACGCGATGATGGAGCGGATCAAAGGTAACCTCGCGAAGTCGCGGGGCGGTACCTCCCGGGCGCTGGAGATCTGCAACGCCCACATCCCCGGTGAGGACTCCGTCGCCGAGCAAACGTACAACTTCTGGGTCAAGATCCAGGAAGGCAAGGCCAAGAGCGACGACCTCTACTACGACTCGCTTGAGGCGCCTGCCGATGTTGATCTTGCCGATGAGTTGTCGCTTCGGTCCGGCTTGGAGGCCGCGCGCGGGGACTCCTACTGGCTAGACATCGATCGTCTGGTCGCGGAAGTCTGGGACGGCACGACCTCTCCGTCGATGGCGCGTCGGGACTATCTCAACCAGGTATCCAGCGCTGAAGACGCCTGGCTCCGGGAATTCGAGTGGAACGCGGTCCGGGACGTCTCAAAGGTAGTGACGCCCACGGACCCAATCACTTTGGGATTCGACGGATCGCGGCGTCGCAGTCGCGGAGTTACTGACGCTACCGCGCTGATCGGGTGCCGGGTCTCTGATGGCCACGTGTTCCAGATCGGCGTGTGGGAGCAGCCCGACGGCCCCGCTGGGGACGACTGGAAGGTCCCGGTGACCGAGGTTAAGGCAGCGGTCGCGGACACCTTCAAGCGCTACAACGTCGTCGGCTTCTACGCCGACCCGGCGCTTTGGGAAACGCACATCGCCGAGTGGGAGGCGGAGTACGGAAAGAAGCTCCGGGTGAAGGCCACGAAGACCAACCCGATCGAGTGGTGGATCACCGGTGGCCGCTCCAAGGCGATTGTCCAGGCCCTTGAGCAGTTCCATTCCGGGGTTATCGACCGAGAGCTGACGCACGACGGCTCGTTCACCCTGACACGACACATCTTGAATGCGCGCCGGGAACCCACGCGGTCCGGCATGCAGATCCGTAAAGAACATCCTGATTCAGCCCGCAAGATTGACGCCGCTATGGCAGCGGTTCTGGCCTACCAAGCGCGCCTCGACGCGGTGGCGGCCGGACCGAACCGAAAGCCGTCGTCTTGGGCCACATTCTAGAAGGGAGTGCCGTGGCTGACCCAAAGCACATCGCGCGGGACATGGTGCAGTCCCTCGACCTGGCCACAGGACGCAACGGCCACATTGGTTTGGTTCGCCGCTACCTTAAGGGCGACCACGACCTGCCGTACATGCCCAAGAAGGGCGGTAGCGAGGAATACCTCGGCATCGCCAAGCGGTCGATCGAGAACTGGTTGCCGCTGGTCGCCTCGACATTCACGAAGACGCTTTTCGTGGACGGCTACCGGGTGGGCAAGAGCGAAGATAACCTTCCGCTCTGGCGGATCTGGCAGGTGAACGGCATGGACGCCCGGCAGACGATCACCCATCGCGGCGCCATCGAGTACGGCACGAGCTACGTCGTGGTTCGCCCCGGCGACCCGATGCCGGTGATTACGCCGCTGAAGGCTCGCCGGACGCTCGCCTGGTACAACGACGAGGACGACGACTTCCCCGAGGCCGGCTTGGTCTGGCGGGGGACGGACTTCGACGGCAACCACGTCTACGAGCTGTACTACGGCCCGTACGTCTACACCTTCGTCCGTCGCGGCTCAAAGGAGGACCGCACCCTCCCGAACGACCCGATGAGCACCACCGACGGCCCCGATAGGGGAGCCCGGTTTGGTGGCCTCGATCTGGTCGCCACGGAAGAGCACGGCATGGGCAACTTCGTGCCGTGGGTGCGCTTCCGCGACCGCCTGGACGACGAGGCGGCCGGCCTGGTTCGCCCGTTGATCCCGCTTCAGAACCACGTCAACGAGGCTGTGTTCGCGAAAAACATGCTGCTGCAGTACGAGGTGTTCAAGCAGAAGTGGGCGACCGGTGTTGAGATCCCGCGTGACACGCAGGAAGAGCTGCCGGATGGCTCGCCGAACCCGAACTTCGGTAAGCCGATCGAGGCGTACCGCGCGGCCGTAGACCGGCTGTGGATCGCCGAGGACCCGCAGGCGCAGTTCGGTTCGTTCGAGTCCGGCAACATCAAGGGGCCGGTTACGGCGCACGACAGCGCGGTAGACGCACTGGCCGCGATCGCCGAGATGAGCCCGGCTCTGCTGCGGGGCAACATCGAGAACGTCCCAGCGGAGGGATTCGCGACGCTGGCCGACTCGATGAACAAGAAGCGCGACGAGCTGCGGACGCTGTTCGGCGAGTCTTGGGAGCAGGTCTTCATGCTGACCGCCCGCGCGGCGGGTGCGGAACACGACCCGTCAGCGGAGGTGAGCTGGCGAGACACTGACCCGAAGAGCTTCGAGGCCGTGACGCAGGGCCTTATGAACCTCTACAACATGGGCGCTCCGAGTACCGAGCTGTTCGAACTGGTGCCGGGGATGACCGAACAACGGTTGCAGCGTTGGCGCGACGCGGCGGACAAGCCTTCCGAGGCTGACAAGCTGCTCGCCGCCATGGAGCGTACGACCGAAACGGCAGAGTAATGCCTGCCGCCGATGCGCGGCGGTTGACATCGAGGTACCAGAGAGCCCAAGAGGCTGTCGGCGTGATGGTGGCGAAAGAAGCCGCATCCGAGGCAGCCTCTTGGCTCCGCACTGGCGATATTGACGATGGGCTTGACGACTTTATCGCCCGGGTGACGCGGCTTGTCATGGCGGGCCGTGCGACATCCGAAAACATCGCCGCTGCTTATTACGAAGCCCTCAGAGCGGCCGAAGGGATTACCTCCCCGAGGCCGTTCGCACCCCGCCGGTTGTTCTCGATTAACCGGCTGATCGCGGGACTTATCTACACCGGCCCCCGGTACGCCAAGGCGCTAACCCGGCGGGACGAAACGCAGAACCTACACAAGGTGGTAGGCGAAGCCGTTGGTAGGAACGCGATGCGACACACGCTGAACGCTGGTCGTTCAGTCATCTTCGATTCCGTCAGCTCGGACCCGGACGCGTGGGGTTGGGCGCGATTGACGGACGCGGACCCCTGTAATTTCTGCGCGATGCTCGCAGGACGGGGGCCCGTCTACAAAACCGCTGAATCAGCGGGTGAATTGAACCGCTGGCATGACGGTTGCGCGTGCACTGTCATTCCAGTGCTGAAGGAAAACCAGTGACCGGGAAGTCCCGGACTGAATCAGTTCTCAAGGGAGGACTACCAAATGACTGAAGCACAGC